TCCTTGACAGTCCACAAGTTTAAACCTTTGTTTTGCCACTCAAGCATCAACAGATCAATGCTACGCCGAGCTGTTTTGTAGTCATACCCACTACGAAGCTCTAAGCCTGCTCTTTCAAAAGCCTCTTCTATTGCCTCTGAAAGGTCTAGGTTAAATGCGTATGTGCCACTGGTTGTCATTAGCGAACTCTACCCTTTGTTTTGCCTCTGGTAGCGCAGCCATCAATAGGTCTGACCCGTCCACCTGTTTTCATTTGAATAGCCTTGCCAGCCGCATCTTTCTCTTGAGATGTTGTCTGACCTCTAAGCATTTTTTCTTCTTCTTTCTTGTCTTTTCTATCCTCAATAACAGACATGCCAACACCAAGTATCCCGGGCAACTTCCCTTGGCTTGCTGCATAAAGAGGGCTAATCGCGCTCAATAATCTTTTTTCATTTTTTCCCATTACGCTTTCCTCGCTTTGAAATTCCTGCCTCTGACAACGCTATAGCAACAGCTTGATCTTTTTTCTTTACAGTCTTACCAGATCCGCCGGACTTTAACTTGCCCTGCTTAAACTCTTTCATCACCTTAGACACCTTAGCTTTTTTTCTTGAACCGGGTGCCTTGCTTATTTCTTTTCCAGTTTGCGCTCTGCTGATCATTACCACTTCGCCTTGTCAGCCCAGTACGCCGCACTCATCTTTCCCTTCTTGATATTCTTTGCGTGTCTGGCCTTAAATGATGCTCGTTTCTTCTTCATTTTGTCTGACTCGCCCGCTTTTGGTTTGCCCGCTGTTTTGGCACCTTGCTCCCCAAAACGAATAGTCTTAACCTTGTCGCCCTCTTTCGCAACAACAACATGCGATTTCTTTGGATGATCTGGAGTTCGCTTTGGCTTGTTGTATCCACTAACCCCAGCGCGGGTAAGTCTTGAATCTTTTTTTTCAGCCATTACTTTCTATGCCTCGCTGTTTTCTTCGCGACCTTCTTTGGCTGAGACGAATGCTGCTTGCCTTTCTTGGTGTCCTCTCTCTTCTTCTTTGTTGTTGCTGCGTACTCAGAAGAAGATAAAGACTTAATAGCCTTTTCGGGAAGATATCTTTCTCCAGTTGCCTTGGAGCCTTGAGTGGATGGCTTGCCGGACTTTGTTGTCCACTTCTGGGCTGTCCACTTTTTTAGACTTTTCTGAGGCGACTTTAAAGGCATTAGTCTTTGTAGCCTCCACCCTTAGCTTTGTACTCTTTGGCCAGCATTTGTGCTTTTCTCGCGCTCCACTGGCCCGGCTTGCCACCCTTGTCTCCAGCTTTAATCTTGTTAAACAAGGATTTTCTCATTGTAGGCTTTGTGTAGTTGCCTGCCTTGTTAACCGTGGACTTGGATGTTTTTTTAGTAGCCATTACTCGTAAAACATGTCCGCTTCAAGAAGGTTAGTCATAACAAAGTATACGCCTAGCGTGGTAACAAAGCCGCTGTTGGGGACGGTAAACACGTTTGCAAATGAATCATTTGCCGCAACACCCTTGCACATAAGCCAACGCTTTGGTTTCTTTTGGTTTGCGCCACTGTTTGCAACGTAAACACAAGCTGGATCATTTGTAATTGTGTCAGAGTTCAGCATTGTAACTGTAAAAGCATCGGCAGTTGTTACTGTAATTGGGTAGTTACCTGAGCAAGCTGTTCCGCCGGTTCCTGATGAAAAGCAAATACCAACAACATCGCCCGTAGATAGTCCGTGACCCGTGTCCGCTACGGTTACTGTTGTACCTGACTGCCCATATGTCCCTGAAACGGGAGCTGTATTAGTGTCAAAAACTGTAAGTTTTCCTTCGCTGGCGGTTCCAACAATCGAAAACTCTTTTAAACGGTGAGGACCAAGAACAGCAAATCCGCTTTCGCGTTTACTGACCTGAAATACCTGAGATAAACTGTTCACAAAAATTCTCCTTTATAAAAGGGGCTTTCGCCCCAATCATTATGGCTGATCAGAAAACGCTGGTGCAGTAGCAGAAACAATATTGCCCCAAACATACCAGTTGGTGTCATCTTTGGCGAGGATGTTAATTTCCATGATGCCAAAGTCTGTCAAGGTAAGAATAGAGTTTGAGTTTCCGTCCGCGTATACAGACACGTTGTCCGCGTTTGTATCAAGATGCTGGAGACCACCAATAAAGAAGTTTGTATCAGATCCCGTATCAATAATCAGGTTTTCTGTTTCTTCAGCCGCGCCACCGTAAATCAATTTAAAATACAGACCGGCAGAAGGATCAGGAAGTGTAACTGTGCGGTTTGCAGTAACCGCAGGAACAACGATAACTCGACCACCATGCACCGCTCCAGACAATGTTGCGTCTGCATCGGTCAATAAAACTGGGGAAACCTGAACGCCAGATGAATTAAAAGTAAAAGATGTAGATATAGCTCCGCTCGTTGCACCTTTTGATACAACTTGGAAACCGTTTTCGGACCGAACAGGTCCTGTAAAAGTTGTGTTAGCCATGTCAATCTCCTGTCGTGGCAAGTGTCAGCATTGTTGCTGTCAGGGGAATAGAATAAAAAGGGGCCGAAGCCCCTTTAGTTTAGTTTGCTCCGGGAACGCCGTAGATTCCAAGAGGATCTGAAACACCGAAGCTGTAACGCTCACGAGCCTTGTAGCGAACGTTGCCAGTGTCGAAGTCTCCATCCATTGAAGTTTCCATCGCAGTACGCTGGAAGTGCTTCATGCCGTTTGGTACGTCAGTAATGAGGAAGAACGCATTGTTATCAGTCAAGTAGTGGTTGACTGAGTATCCGCCGGGGATTGCACCCATGTTGCGGATTGCGTTGATATCATTATCTGCTGTAGCAACACGCTGAGTTGTTTCAAGCAAACGCTCTGCTGTAAACATCAACGCGGGCGGAACAATCAATCGAGTTGGTCGAGCTGCAATCAACAAGCCTCGCTCATCAGTGAAGGCGGCAATCTCAATAATTGCGTTCTCTAATGAAGTCTCGTTTAAGTCAGCACCTACCGAAGGACGGTTGGCATTAACACCACCATTTACCAGCGGGTGGTTGGCGTTAAATAGTGTTACACCATCGCCAGAGTTGTAAGAAGTGAAGCCATTGTTCAATGGGTTCGCTGCTTTAACCTGCTTGGTGTATGCCATACCGCGAGCTAGAGCTTTGGTGTAACGTGCAGACAAAGAGTCATACAGGTTATCTTCCATTGCTTCCTCAGTGATTGAGAAGCCCATTGCGATTGTTTCGTGGTTGTATCGAGCAGTGAAAGATTCCTGTGCTGAATCATAGCTAATAGCTGCACCTTCAGCTTTAACAGGTGCGGCACCAAAGCCACTCAACTTCACTTCTTCTTCAAATGATCGCTCAGACGATTCCGTCTCATAAATCATTTCGTGCTCGTCTTCATACTTTTCGTACTCCAAACCAAACAAGGCATTTAGCCCGGGCAGGAGTTCCTTAAGCATCTGTGCGCGTGAAATAGCCATTGCTTAATTCTCCTTATACGCCAGTGGTGTTGGAATACTGGTGGCCAGCATTGAACTTAACGATCACATCTGTGTAGGTATCACCTACTGCACTGTTGGGGCCATCAACAAAGTCGATGATTCGCAAAGGCAGTGTGTTGGTGGTATCAATAGATGAACCGTCAACAGCATTTTTGCTGCGTCCGATGCTAGTTGATCCAGCGGTTTGTACTACAGCAACGTTGTTGCCCAAGCCTGTTTGTGCGATAGCCTCATCAGACTGCATACGCATCAACACGTTTGGATCATCAACAACATAGGCGACAATGTCGCTTGCTGCTGTGCTTGCAGGAAACGTCTGAGAAAAAGTTAATTCGCCAGTTGTAGGACTGGTGAAAGCACAACCAACAAAAACACCAACAGGCGTTAGTGTGGTGGTGCCAGTATCTTTCTCAACTGTACCTGTGTTTACTAACTTGACGAAATCGCCATAAAAAATAGCGGTGCCGTACCCACTTGCAACTTTGATGTGACGAACTTTTCCGGTGAAAGAGCCGCTCGCACTCAGCGTATCAGTAGGTTCCGCACCCATAGGGGTTGCAGTGGTAGCCATTGTAGGCCTCCTTACTAATTAGGAGCACCCCCTGCCAGAGGTTAACTCCTGCCAAATGTTGTTCTCGTGTTACGCTCTGGTTTTAGCAGAGGCATACGAGGGTCATTTTCGCGTAAGAAGTTGTTATCAACAGAATCCATCTGGTTTTCTGCAACCTGATTAAAGTGTCTTTGCCGGGCTTCCATTTTTTCTTTTGGCGCTCGACATAGCAACAGGCCGCCAATCTCGATGTTACCCGCAAAGCGAGAACCTACATCGGATTGAACCATCAACTCTTGATATTCCTCTGCTTTGCATGGTTCCCAGCCCTCTCGGAACATCTTAGACACGTTAGTGTTGTCAGCGTTTCCTAAAGTGCTAGTTCGTATCCAGCGATGAACCCACCCGTCCCGAGGATCGGGAGTTGGTAGGATCGAAGCAGGTACCCAGCTATCAGATGGACGTACTTCTTCTTGACGCGTATCTTTACTTCTTGGGGTGCGCTCTTCAGCCATCACATGTTCTCCTTCAAGAGTTGCTTGGCATATTGCTCTGGGGTTAACCCAAGTCTCTTGGCGAGAGAAACCTGAGTAGCCGATAACTGCACTTTGCGCGGTTTTGCTCCATTGTTCCTAGAGGAAGGAGCGACTACCGAGGAAGTCCTAGAATTGGCAGTCGCAGACGCGGTACGGCTATCTACCCGCTTATCCTGCCAATCATATTCAGGGAATGCACTGCGTACACGATTATCAATGTACTCAAAGTATTCCGGTGAATTTACTTTAATACCGTTGTTTATTGCAGCGGTATGCGATCCATAAGCCAAGGCCGTCATCTCTTCATGGCCGGGCTTCATGAACCATTCATTTCCTTTGGCCCACTCTTCTGCGGCAGGGTCAGGTCTTGGAACCTGTGGTTGCTGTGCAACCTGCTGTGCCGCTTGTTGGGTTACCCGCTGGTTATTCTGAACAGGAGGCTGCGCTCTAAATCTTTGTTCAAGATTGTTGCGATACTTTTCCGCCTCAGAAAACTCAGCTTGGGCTTTGTACAGCCTTTCTTGAGTTTCAATAATCTTATCGGTGTCGCCTTCTTCATAGGCGTTACGATAAGCATTCTTTGCTTGCTCAAGTGTTAGCTTTGCTCGCTCTTGTATCTGACCAACAAGCGCTGCCTCGCCACGAGATATGATTGCCTCATACTCTTGGTTTTTGCCGGTCACCTGCTGGGCAACACGAACTGCTTCTTCACGCATGCGCTCGGCTGCTTCTCGCTGTCGGCGCTCTTCGTGATAGTCGTACTTAAGTTTGTTTAAGCGCTTCTGAACTTTTTCCGAATACTGACCAAGCTCATCATCACTAATGTCATCATCGCCAGAATCCTTTGCCTTTTGTGGGCGCTGGTCTTCCTCGGGTCGATCATCAATGATTTCAAGATCAATATCAGACTGTTCTTCCGCCTTCTTTGCCTTCTTATCGAAGGTAGTCTTAACGCCAAAAAATTTGTCTTCTGCTGTTTGCGCTTCCATTTGATTACTCATACTTTGACAATCCCCCTCGGATCTTCAACGATAGCCTCAACGCTATCATCGTTAATCAATCGAAACTCTTTTCCATGCACTTTAAAACGGGTGCCTGAATAAGATCTCATGAGAATCCAATCGCCCTGTGAACAGTAGGGGCCAGAGGGGAACCGCGCTGGATCCTTGTAGCAATCCGGCCCCATTTCTAGAACCATGCCAACAAGTGAGCCGACCTCTTCATCTTGAATCGTTTTGGCAGACTTAATAATGCCACCCGCAAATTCCTTTTCGGGGTCTGGTAACGCGATCAGTATTTTATAGCCTTTCGGCTTAGGCAACTGAGCTGCCTTGCGAGGCTCTTCCGCCTCTTTCATTTGCACGACTTCCGTCATGTTCACCTCTTGCACCGGATAACCGGAGTTGTTGCACTAGGATTGCGCCTAGAGTCGCTGCACTGGGTTAGCGCCCAGAGTCGCTACGCTTCCTCATACTTGGACTTTAGATCGAGAATCTCTCTTTCTGCTACCGCAAGTCCGTGTATGATTCCGCAACACTTGGTGTATGCATCAAAACTCTCGCATCCACCAGTGCTAATATGATCTGCCATCTCATTCATACTGTTTCTAATGTTAGAAACTAAGTAATTAAGTATATCTACTTCGTCTTTCATTATCTACCCATTAGGTCTTTAGCAATATCTACACCTAGTTTAGCACCTGCTATTTGTTCTTGTGAAGCAATTCTTTTGCTTTCAAGTTC